GTAGTGGTAATAGAGTATTTTTAGAAATTAAACCTATAGAGTTTTTACAAGAATATTGGCCTAATGCTTCTTTAACAGATGAACCACGTTATTTCGCTAATTTTGATGATAATACTTTATATGTAGCTCCAACTCCAGATGCTGCTTATGTTATGGAGTTAGGATATCAAGGAAGAATTAATCCATTATCTAATACTAATACTACTAATTGGTATACAGAGAATGCTTCTGATGCTCTTTTATATGGTAGTTTATCTGAAGCAAATCTCTTTACAAAGAACATGGAAGATTATAATATCTACAGCAAAAAGTATGTCGAAAGTGTGACTGCCATAAATAATGAAGCTCGTAGAAGAAGAAGAACAGACTATAAGTTTCCTGGTAGCCCGCTGGGGACTAATACATTAACCGGAGGACAATAAAATATATGGCAATATCACAAGCTATAACCGTTGTATTTAAGCAAGACTTAATGTCGCCCAGCTCTAACTTAGAAGCGGCTACTTTAAAATGTGCTTTATATGATAATACTGCAACTTTAAATCAAAATACTACTGCGTACACTACTGCTAATGAAATTTCAGCAAGTGGTACAAACTACACAACAGGTGGAGCTACTTTAACTAACGTTGCTATTACAGTTGATGGAACTACAGCAATCTTTGATTGCGATAACGTTACATTTGCTAATGCAACTATTTCAGCACAAGCTGCTTTAATCTATAATAACAGTTTAGCAAATGCTGCAATTGCTGTTTTAGATTTTGGTGGAGTTAAAACATCTACTAACGGTACTTTTGAATTACAGTTTCCTAACGCAGACGCAACTAACGGCTTAATCAGAATAGCATAGGAGCAATAATCCTATGTCTACTGCGCAAGTTGGCTGGAATCGTCTTACATGGAATTCAGGTGCATGGAACACATCTCCAGATGCACTTGCTAATGTAACTGGTCAACAATTATTAACAGAAGTAGATTTCGGCGGTTACTGGAACGCAGATGAGTGGTCAAGTGGCGCATGGAACATAGGTCACGGAGCAGTTCTTACAGGAAATGGAAACGTTTTTTCAATTTCAACTTTAACAGAATTAAATGCAAATACTGGTAATGTAATTATAGCAGCAGATACTGATATAATAATTACTGGAGAAGAATTAATATCAACAGTTAATACTATTACTGTATTAAACGAAGCAATTGTAAATATTACAGGAGAAGAATTAACTATATCTCAAGGTCCTATATCTATCGCAGCAGGAGGATCGATTACTATTCAAACTGGAGCAGAGATAGATTTAGATATAGCTTTAGGAAATACAATAGTAGGAACTGCTAATTTTATTCAAATAGTAGGAGAAGAATTAAGTATATCTGTTAATAATATTGCGGGTTTTGTAGGAGATCAAATATTATCTATTACTGGAGAAGAATTAACTTCTTCTGTTAATACTATCGTAGTAAGTGGATCTTCACCAGTTACAATTACAGGAAATGGAGTAGTAATAAGCTTATCTAATGCTAATGTAACTACTCAACAAATATTAAGTATAAGTGGAAATCAAGCTAATATAAGTATATCTACTCTTAAATTTTGGGATCCAATACAACCAACTATTACAGAAACTTGGACTAATATTCACTAGACAAAATATGACAAATAGTTATAATTTACAATATACAAAATTAGGAGTATAAAGAATTATGGCATCAACTTTTACATCAAGATTAAAACTAGAACGTCAAACTACTGGAGAAAATGCTGGTAATTGGGGTAATTTAGTAAATTATGTTTTTAATAGAATTGATAGTTCTGTTAGAGGATATATTAATGTAGATGTAGCAGGTTCTGCTAATGTAACTTTAACCTCTAATAATTCTACTACTAATACAGATGATTCATCTACAGATGATCAAGTTCATAATAAAGTTATAGAATTTTCAGGAGCTTTAACAGGAAATATTAATGTATTTACTGATGCTGTTGAAGGAGAATATATTGTATTTAATAATACATCAGGTTCTTATTCATTAACTTATGCTCCAACAGGTGGAACTGGAGTAATCATTCCACAAGGAAGTAAATCTGTAGTTTATACAGATGGATCAGTGATGTATGATGTAATGGCTGATTTAGGAAACATTAATGTAGCAGGAATAGCTAATAATGGATCATCAATATACTTTACTTTACCTTCATCTGATGGTACTAGTGGGCAAGCTTTAACAACAAATGGTAGTGGACAATTATCTTTTGCTACTGCTGGAATTACAACTGGTAAAGCTATTGCGATGGCAATAGTTTTTGGATAATAGGAGAAAAGAAAAATGGCAAACCCAAATATAGTCAATGTATCTTCGATACTTGGAAAAACAGATACTTTTGCTTTAACTACAACAGCAGCTAACTTAGTTACAGCAACAGCAAATACTGTATTTAAAATTAATTCAATTATTGTTACAAACATAGATGGATCAAACGCAGCAGACGTAACTGTAAGTTATTATGATGGATCAGATACAAGAGCTATTGGTAGTACTATATCAGTTCCTGCTGATGCAGCTTTAAATTTGATTGATAAAAATTCTTCTTTTTATTTAGAAGAAAATGAAATAATTTCTGGATCTGCTAGTGCAAACAGTGATCTAGTTTGTTTGATCTCATACGAAATCATAAGTAGTTAAAGGGGGATAATCAGCTATGGCAAATGGCGGAATTATCGGACCAGTCAACGATCCAGTAATATCAGATTTAACACAGACCTTTACTGCGTCAGGAATTTTTAATATGCCAAACTCTGGACCAGCTCCAGGGCAAGTAGATTATTTAGTAGTAGCCGGTGGTGGTGGAGGCGGTGGGTCCGATAATACTCAACAAGCAGGAGGAGGCGGAGCTGGTGGTTATAGGACATCTTTTCCTGGAGGAACAAAATTAACAATTACAAAAGGATCAGCTACTCCTGTTACAGTTGGAGCTGGAGGATCTGGAGTAGGACCACAAGCAGCTTCTTCAAATGGTAATGGTTCTCCTTCTACATTTTCAACTATAACATCTACAGGAGGAGGTGGAGGAGCTCCTGGTAATGATGCTAAAATAAATGCAACTGGAAATCCTGGAGGATCAGGAGGAGGTGGAGGTGGAAGTAACTCTCCTCCAGCATCAGGTGGAACAGGAAATTCACCACCAACAAGTCCGCCTCAAGGAAATAATGGAGCAAATTCAAGTACTGGAAATGCTGGAGGAAGTGGAGGAGGAGCTGGTGGAGCAGGATCAGCAAGTCCTTTTTATACTATAGGAGCCTCAGGTGGAGTAGGTGTAGCAAATTCAATTACAGGATCACCAGTAACTTACGCTGGAGGAGGTTCAACTATACCAGGACCAGCACCATCTCCTTCATCTAATGCATCTGATAACACTGGAAATGGAGGACCGGTAATATTGGAGATGCATTAACAGGTTATAATGGAGGTTCAGGTATCGTTGTTATTCAAGCACCTAATGCTAAAGTAACTGCAACAGGAGTATGGTCATTAAGTGATGCATATAATAATAGAAAAGCTGGCACTTGGACTGGATAAATATGACCTTTCTTTTTAATCAAATTTATATTATAATAACATAGGAGTAAAAAAAATATGGCACATTTTGCAGAAATTGACAGTAATAACATAGTATTAAGAGTTGTTGTAATATATAACAATGACGTAAATGCAAACGGCGGGGATCAATCAGTTGGAGCAGAGGAAAAAGTAAAATCTATAGTTCCTTTTACAACTGGAAACAGATGGGTTCAAACTTCGTATAATAATAATTTCAGAAAACAATATGCTGGAATTGGTTATACGTTTGATGCTACTAAAAATAAATTTATATCGCCACAACCTTTTGCATCTTGGTCACTTGATGCTAATGACGACTGGCAAGCACCTGTTGCATATCCAACAGTTACAACCTACGGAGATAATGTTAAATACTTTATTTCGTGGGATGAAGCTGAACAAAGATGGATTGGTAAAGACGATCAAAACAACGAATTCGCTTGGTCACCTGACTCTTCCTCTTGGTTTGCTACAGGCAACTAAAGAATTTTAACATAAGAGGAGTATTAAATGGGGTCACCCAACGGCGGTATCATAGGAGTAATTAATCCAACTTCGTTTGGAAAGTGTACTGTTACAACTAAAACATCCTCTGGAGATTTAAC